CGCGCCTAATTTTGAGGGTATGGACGATGACATTCCATTTTGATTTTGAGCCGATAAAGGTGGAGAGCATAAAAAACATGTTTACAGTAACTAACACAAAAACAACTAACAATTTACGAGATAGGTTCGCTGAAATAGTTTTAGGTTTTGAGATGCAAGGAGAATGGGAGACCCAAGAAGAAATGGCCGCTTATTGCTATCAAGCGGCCGACGCAATGCTAGCTGCTCGGGAAAAACCAACCGAAGAAAAACCCAGCAAGCCAAAAGTCATAAACCTTAACGATAGCGTGCGTGTAAAACTGACGGATCACGGGCGCGCTGTGCATGCAAAAGACCATGCAGATTGCTGGGGGAGTGCAAGCGTAATCAGACCTTACACGCCACCAAAAGAAGACGCAGACGGCTGGAGCAAGTGGACGCTGTGGGTGCTTATGCAAACCTTTGGCCCCCAAACGTACTTAGGTGGTAGACCTTGCTTTGAGGCGGATATTGAGGTGGTGGAATGAGCGCGCCAAAAGAAATTGTAGCCGCAACAATCGGCAGCCGCATTACTAACGATCGAGTCATGATCGCCGCCAACATCAACTATGTAAGCGACTGGATCGACCGCGAGCGTGCACAATTTATGGGATTGTTTGACCTCGGTGAAAAGTGGGAGGCACTAGCAAAAGCGCCGACCCTGTTTTGCATTGATCAAAACGGAAAGCCTGTGGAGGCAACAAAATGACTCACATCAAACATCACCTATCCGACCTAGCAGCCTACCTGCTAGGTATAACAGTAATAGCTGGATTGTGTTTAGCGGCGCTAGAGGTTTGTGTAAGGGGGGCGTGTGTATGAATGATGACATAGAAAAAATCTTATCTTTAGCAGATAAATACGCGTTGGAGTGCTATCTCTACGTGCTCTATAAAACTAAAAATGAAGACCTTAAATTACAAGCCAGAAAAGAATTACAAGATGAAATAGTTTCTATTTTTGCTCAGTACAAAGAAGACGCAGAAAAGTGGCGTGCCAACGTAGCGAAAACAAGAGTGGAGGATGTATGAGTATTCATGCAAATGATGTCCTCTTGGTGTTAAAAGCACTTAAAAAAAGTGCAAAAGCAAAAGATATTGCGGAGGTACTTGGTACTGATAGTCGTGCTGTCGCTACAGCCTTACGCAAACCAACTAATGATGGGCGAATTGCCTGCACTTTTAAGAGAAAACAGAACCTCTGTACGTATAGATTTATACGAGAAAAGGCGAAGAGCGCATGAGTATTGAAAAAAATTATGCCAATGATATTCATAAAAACTTGTTCATCAAAGAAATACTTAACGTTTGTAGAAAACATCAACTTTTTCTCGTAGGTTGTGAGTTTAATCATTTTGAAATTCACACCTTAAAAAATGAAAAAGATTTAATTGATTTAGAAAACGCAACAGATTGTACGGAGTACAAATAATGATCTGCAAATTTTGTGGCGGTGAAGTTACCTGGCGCGGTCCTTTAATTAATTTAATGTGCACAAAATGTCCAAGTTGTGGCGCAATTAACTGTGAATTGAAAGAGCCACCGGAAGATGAAGATGAAGATGAAGATGAAGATGAAGATGAAGAGGGGGAGGATGCATGAGAACCGAAATACAAATACTAGGCGAGTTTGTGGGCATGGTCTCAGCAGTCAGAGACGGCTACTACCCCTTTAACCCAGCCCGTGGTTACTCAGCGAGCGATCCTGAACTTTTTGATCCTGAAAATATAGATCATTTGCGTAGTTTTTACAGTCACACCATGGGCCTTTTAGATGCAGCCCCGGACGTGCTTTACGAAGCTTATTACGAGCTGCAAATGGCCAGGCTTAAGCCGCTTAAGAAAGTGACGTGTACCGAAAAACAGAGTTTTGTTACACGTTTAAAAAACATGTGTATGGCAACGACATGATCAAAAATACTTATTTAGTTTGGTGCCCCGCCTTAGGTGAAATTGAGACCGATGGTTATGAATATAAAAGCTGGGAACCAGAGGACGCAGTAAGGGCATGGGCCTTGGACGAAGTTATTAAAAATAAAAATTCTGACGAATATTTGGAAGATTTACAAAACGTAGTAGTAAAAGACTTAAAAACCAAAACACTGACATATTGGACAGTTCAGCCAGATTGGCAACCTGTTTATTACATTTCTCAGAATGCGCAGCAACATGAATAAACTCTACCAATTAAGCAGCCTATTTTGGCGCTGGCTGATAGGCTCTGAAGCCTTAAGCGTAGAGGAATTGATGCTAGCAAAAGAGGCAACGGTGAATGCTTATCACCGGGCAAAATGTAGCGGTGATAGGCGCATGTTAGCGCGGGAAATTGCGGAATTTGATAAGCAGATAAAGGGGTTGGTATGAATAAACCATGGCCACCAGAAGTATTGCCACCAGAAGTATTAGATTGCGCTAAGCGGCTTGCTAAAAGCTTGGGGTATAGGGATAGCCAAATTAGAGTAGTAGACGGGCAGGTAATGGTTTATTGCGGCGCAAATGGGTCTGATCCTGACCGCGATGACCTTTGCCGCTGGTTTTGGAACTTACTCGACCCCCGCGATCCTACTGTTTGGAGTGCGCTGATTGGGGAAGGGAAAGTAATGCTGCTGAGGTATTACTCATGGGATGATCAATACTCAGCGCAGACGTCCTTGCTTACAAGTAAGGCTGACTATCACTGGTACAAGCATCCCGGCATAGCCGTCTGCGAGGCTTACAACATGCTTAAGGGCAACCCACGCGGCAAAGCTAATCCTCCCCAGAAATTTAGCACCGAGGAAATATGCGGTTTTTTCGAAGTGCCAATCGAGATTTTGAGGTGAGTGTATGAATGCTAAGAAAAAGGCGCTAACACGCGGAGAGAAGGTCTGCGCATTTATTGAGACCTACTGCTTAGAGCCAGATAAGCTGGAGAAATTTCAACGTAAATTTCTCTTAGAGATTTACGACAATCCAGTTGGTACCCATACCGCAATGCTCAGTATTGCACGTAGACATGGGAAAACAGCGCTGATAACAGAAACAAAATCTCGTAAGCTTAAAGAACAGCTTGGGATGAGTGACTGGATAGATGCAAGCTTAGAAAAGCCGCCAAAGCTAACCACTGTATTGGTGCAATGCGAGGGGCTAGATCTTCCCGTGCTGGCTTATTGGGTCCCTGCGAATACGGTAGATCGTGGCTCTTTACAGCAGGATGATGTGGTGCACTCAGTTTATAGACCCTACCCCGAAGGATGGTACGCGGGGGAGTATGGAAAAACTGTACCCCTACCTTTAAACCACAAAGTAATCAGCTGGAAGTATGGACCGAGTTGGAGTAAAGAATGAGTGACGCTTGGCAGATCATCTATGACAACGACACCGGCGCTGAGGATGGTGGGTTTTGGGAGTGGTGGGACGTGACTGATGGTAATAGATCGTTTAGGTGTGACTCGGAAAACGATGCTAAATGGCTGCTGGAAAACCTAAGTAGGAGTAAAGAATGAAAAACGATTACCCCTCCCGCTGGGTACGCGCGGGCAAATATGAGCATATAGCAGGGATGACAGCCGAGGCAGTCAGCATCGCCCGACGCAAGGGTAAGCTGGTGGACGGCAAGCAGGTTAAGCTTGGCCCCGATGGCAATCTATGGGTCAACGTTCCGGAGATGGATCAATGGGTAGAGACGGCGGGAAAATCCAATGCCCACGCGGCGTAACAATCCGTGAGCATGCACATGCACAACGTGTCATTGTTGCGTTTACCTATCAGGGCATCGAATGCCGCGAAGTTACAGGGTTACCGGCAACACCAGCCGGGATAAAGGTTGCCGCAAATTTACGGGGTGAGATTATCCGCAAGATCGAAAACGGTGTATTTGTCTATTCAGACTATTTCCCGAACGGCTCAAAACTCAGTTTGTTTGGCAGGCCTGCTACTAAGATCACAGTAGGCGATTTACTCGATAAACAAACGTCCGCCTATCAAGCTGCCTTGCACAATGGGGCAATAAAACGTAGTACCTATAACGGCTACATCAAAGACATCCACCGGATGCGTAATGACTGGCAAAACGTATTAGTCAGCGATGCCACGCCTACTAAATTAAAAAACTGGATAAGCCTTTTAGGTCGCAGCCGTAAGGGCATCACTAACTTACTGACGCCGCTACATAGTGCTTTTGAGGATGCCCTTAATGACGGCTTAATTGAGTTTGACCCGTTTAGCCGTATCTCACTCAAAAAGCTATTACGTGACTATGCCAAGCGCAGCGTAGCGCCGGACATGCTGCCCTTTGACGCAATGGAGCGGGCGGCAATAAGCGCCAAAGCCGCGCCAGAAGAACGTGATTTACTAGAGTTTTGGTTTGCCACTGGCTTAAGGCCGGGCGAATTAATGGCCCTCGAGTGGGGACATATCGACTTTGTGCACAAAACCGCCAAGATAATACTTAACCTAGTCGACAAAGAGGAGACCGACCCTAAGACCGCTGCTGGTTTACGGGATGTGGATTTAAGTGATGTTGCCCTTAAAGCGCTGGCCAGCCAAAAACCACGTAGCTTTTTAGCGGGCGGGAAAGTCTGGCTACACACTAAGACTGGGCAGCCGTGGGCGCACCACCAACAATTACGGCGTAGCCTATGGGAGCCCTTGCTCAAACGGGCGGGGGTACTGTATAGACGACCCTATAACATTCGCCACACCTATGCAAGCGCACTACTCACCCAGGGTCAAAACCCGTGGTATGTTGGCCAGCAACTCGGTCATAATGACGTAGAGTGTGTGTATCGGGTGTACGGCAAATTTATCCGCCAGGACTACCTAAAACCGCGCTTAGTTGCGGTCCAAACCTAACGTAAATCGCACGCGCTCCCCGCAAACCCGCATGGATGCTCAATATAACCGGGGTTCGAATCCCGCCTTCTCCGCCATAATTTGCCTAGCTACACAATGGAGAGACGCCCATCACGGGCGTCTTTTACCGTCTAAAACCGTACCTGATTCGCACGTATTTCGCACGCGTTTTGGATAGGGAAATTTACATCTGATCCCCAAAAACAAGCCGGTCAATAGCGTTCGCCGGATTTACTTTGCCCACGAACTTAACGTTCTTGCCGTTTTCCCGCATGCCGTTCTTGCATATGTCGGCTAAAGGCGTTAGAATTATTCATGTTGATACCTTTTGATAGGGGTTGTTAACACTCAGCGCCTCAACTGTTTCAGCAGTCGGGGCGTTTTCTTTTGTGCTCATGCGGCTTCTCTTTCTTGACCTAATACCGGCAAGACTGTGGAAGACCACTTGATTTGAGTCACAGGTACACCGCTTCCATGCTTTTTACCTGTGTCGTAAATACGAGCAAACTCACGGCCAGCGTCTGTTACCTCCCAGACATCACCACGTTTCATTTGCATTCCAGCTTCAGCAAGAAGCAAGTTCAGCCCACGTGCGCTAGTTCCAATGCGCTTGCCTAGCTCAGTAGGAGTAAAAAAAGCGCTTTCCTGATTGGCCGCTTGCAAATGAGTTTGGCCTAAACCCTCTAAAAGGTTTACTTGCGATAAGTGCAACACTGCTTGATTGGCACTAATAGCTGCGGCATTACGGTCACACCCTAGTAAACGGGCAATGCGAAAGAACGGAGGAAAAGCCTTTGCTGCTTCGACAGTGATACGGAGGGGGGAGGCAGTTGATATCTGAGCGGTGTAGCTACCTGTTTTGCGAATTGAAGGCAAAACTTCATCAGTGACCCAGCGTTTGAAGCGTTTTGCGGCATCTTTAGTGCTACCCATGATTAATGCATATAAACCGGACTCGTTGACGAAACTGGCCAACTGACTACGACCGAGGCTATCGATGATGTCGCGTTTTGCGACGTCATCTGGATCCGCATGCTTGGCTATTGCAGCGCGCGGGTTTGCCAACTCCAAAGCGGCGCACACGTCGTTGGCATTAAACCAGGCTATCCCCCGGTCGTCAGTTACAACACGGAGTTCTGTATTTTCAAAGTTAAAGGGGACTATGTTATTCATACGCATGCTCCTTCACACTGCCCAGCTACTATTTGTCTAAGGCATGCCACAATTTGCCCGTTAAAAGTTCTCTCTTCTTGCTTAGCTAATTCATGTACTGCTTTGTGAAGCTCCGGAGGGATGCGCAAAGATGTTTTCACGTAATCTACTTGCTTTGTAATATTCATTATTTCTCCTTTGATTAAGTCACGGTGACCATACGGAAGAATAATAAGTCACCGTGGCAATTAATGCAAGTGGTTTTTTGCGGCACTGTGACGCTACAATTAAATCTATGGCGACTAAAACCTCAAACACCGGCCGAGAGTCGGATAAATTTACGCTTCGTTTCTCTGAAGGTATGCGGGAACAAATAAGAAAGGCCGCGGAATCAAACAATCGGACTATGAATGCCGAGATAGTGGAGCGCCTGCAGAAATCGTTTACGCAGCAAGTTGGGGCAGTAGGATTGCTCTCCTCTGAGTTCGGCCTCCCCACTTTGGAAGACCCTCGAGAAAATCCTGATTTATATCGACATGTAGTGCCTATTCCGGGGAAAACGTCACAAGAACAGCGGCAAGAAGAAAATCAAAAATACTTAGCAGCGGTGCACAGACTCCTGGAAACCACTTTAATTCCTCACGTCAAAACAATGCTAGAGGAATACAAAGAGCAGGAGCGGAATGAAAGAAAACGACTCATGGAGATAGCACTAGGCGGCGCTGAGCCTTTTAGCAAAACCAAAAAGCCTAAGGCTTAAGCCCCTGCACCACAGCCCGGCAAGCCAGCGCATCCGCCCTCCACGCCTGCAGGTCAACAGCGCCTGCCCTAATTATTTCAGCAGGCTTGTCTTTAGGCAGTGACAATCGAGTCTCAAGTGGTACCGGGCCAAGGTCTGGCGGTTGGCAAGCTACGGGTACAGGCACCTCAATTACTTTAGGGCCCTGCGCAGCGCAGCCTGTAATCAATAAAACGGATAGTAAGACTAATCTCATTTAGCAAACTCCCCGGCTAGTGCGGCCATGTCCTGCTGGCAATTACCAGTAATAGGCACAGACGCCGCCCTAACGATTGCCACTTGCCCTTGCGCTTTAATCTGGCTAGCAACACGGGCCGCTTGTTTGGCCCTAGCTACCTGCGCATCCCCCTCCACTTTTAAGCGCTGGATCGCTTGATTTTGCAGGTTGATACTCGCGTTGCAGGTAGCCAGAGTTTGTGTGACCGTAGCTATCTCAGCCGTCTTAGACTCGATAGTTTTACCCCGTTGCCAGTAGCCAAAAGCTAATAGGCCATTGGTAGCCAGCAAGGCTACGATTATGGGCAGCGCTATTGGTGCTAGCAGGCGGGCTAGGAGCGTGAGCATTAGCTTTTAAACAGGTCAACCTCGGCAAAGCGCCGAAATCTAAGACCCCTTTCCACGGGCGATCCCGGTGAGACCCAGCGCATAAATTCCGCAGCCGCCCCGGCATAATCACCGTCATTAAGGTTTTGCAGCAAAGTGGACGGCTCGCCAGATTTAAGCCTGATAATCCCGTTTCGACGTTTAGAACCGTAGCCAACGTTAAAGACAATCGAGACCATGGCGTCAAACTGGCCCTGCGTCAGGTCAACAGTAACGGCCTCATTAACAATGGCTTCGCGGGCCTGTACATCCTTTGCTAGCCGTTCGTCGGCTTGCTCCTGCGTCCACGTTAACCCCTGATAAATATCAGGGCCGGTTGCTCCAAACCCAATTGTCCAGGGGTCCCCACCTGTCTTTGGGTCTGGGTAGGCTTTTAGGTGGCAACCCTCAAACTCTTTAATCAGGTCTATCCCCGCTTGCGACATTTTCATAAGTTTCCCCAAAGTAAAAAATAAGCTGCAATAACAAACAAAACCAGCGCTGCCTCAAATGGAGACGCACGCCGCTCAAAATCAATTGCAAACAAAACCATGCCTACTAGCCCTGCTACGCCTGCGTAAATAACCCACGGCAGGTAGCCCGGCCAGTCCACATCATCCCCGTCGCTGCATGGATATGACGTGATCGGTATGCGGGCTATTGACAAAGTGACGCTTGTAACTTTCGCGCGGTGCACCGTTTTTCCAGCGGGGTAATGTGATTAGTAGCAGGATCAATAGCACGCTTGCTATGGCAATAATCGGGGGCTCGGGGGGTGAAAACATCAAACCGAAAAATGAAACACTGGTCAGCCA